GTTAACCGCACTACCCTTTTGGATTTACCGCTTCCTGTAACAGGCACGGAGTCTGGGGTTTGGGGGGACATCACCAACAACGGGTTAACCGAATATCTTGATATTGCGATTGCTGGATCGTTAAGTCTTTCAAGTGATGCTGACGTTAATCTAGCAACAACGGAAGGTAATGCGTCGGGTACAAACGTTACCTCTACAACAGCTCAGTACATGATCTTGAATTGCTCAGGGTCTAGGACAGTAACTCGTAACATAAATGCACCCAAACAAAGTAAGTTGTATGTAGTTATTAACGCAACTACGGGCGGACAAAGCGTTGTTCTTCGCGGCGGACCGACAACACCAACAACAGGCGTTACGATTGCAAACGGAACTACGGTTTTATGTGCATGGAACGGCTCAGATTTTGTTTCTGTTGGGGTAGCGACATCACTTGCCACTCCGTTAGCTGTTGTAGGCAACGCTACAGCAGGGGCAGAAATACGCTTACCAGAAGACACGGACAACGGTAGCAACTATGTTGCTCTTAAAGCTCCTGATACGCTAGCTTCCAATCTCACCTTTACACTACCTTCTGTGGATGGGTCTAGTGGGCAAGTATTACAAACCAATGGATCTGGCACGTTATCGTTTGGCACTTATGTAGCACCTGCGACAGCCACGACATTCACTGCAACACAAACATTTTCTGGTTCATCAAGCGCTATAGCTGCGGTGCTTACTAATACGGCAGAGGTCTGTACGGTTTCAGCTACGGCAGCAACGGGGACCATTAACTACGACGTAACAACGCAGTCGGTTCTGTATTACACCAGCAACGCATCGGCTAACTGGACGGTCAACTTTCGAGGGTCAAGCGGTACATCTTTAAATACTTTAATGTCCACAGGGCAGTCATTGACAGTAGCTTTCCTTGTAACCCAAGGTTCCACAGCTTACTACAACAGCGCAGTGCAGGTAGACGGTGCTTCGGTTACACCAAAATGGCAGGGCGGCACAGCGCCAACTTCGGGTAATGCAAGCTCAATTGATATTTATGCTTATACGATTGTTAAAACAGGATCGGCTACGTTCACCGTATTTGCTTCACAAACCAAGTTTGCTTAAGGGGTAACAACAATGCCTTTGCTCGGAACAAGGGGTGCTGCGTCTGCTCAGGGGTTTGGGTTTGGTGTTGGAGGAACTGCTAATACATGGTTTAGTACACCTTCAGTAGGTGATAATGCGCGTTCTGTACAAGTAAATTCAAGTAATATTCTTTTTGCTTATTCCCAAACTTCTGGTGATCAAACTAGTTTAATAAATGCTTCTGGCACATCAGCAAGTGCTGGAGCGTACCTTGCTTATAGACAAGTAAGTGGTAACGCTGTATTTGACTCTAATGGCAATTATTATGATTGCACATACAATAATTCTAGTGTACAGACGTGGTACATAGCTAAATATGATTCTTCTGGCACCAATGTTTGGGCCAAACAAATATCATTTACTACTTATTATTTTTCTGATCCAAGAGTTCTTGTTGATTCTTCTGGAAATGTTTACTTAATAGGTAGTTACCGAAATAGCTATTTTAGCGCGACAGTGTATGGGATATGCGCTGTAAAATTAAATAGCAGCGGTGCGCTTTCTTGGGCATATATACATACACCAGCAACAGGAACTCCGGGAGAAAATATCTATGGAAACGGAGTGCCAGTATTCGACAATTCAGGGAATATAATATTTGTAAGCGCTACTTCAAAAAGCCCTACATCAACAGTGCTTTTTCGCTTAAATACCAGCGGAACAATGACTCTTTATAGGGAGTTCATTGGTTTTGGTGTTGACGGTTATGGAGGATCGGTTGCTGTTGATAGTTCGGGAAATTACTATATTAACGGTTCAAGAACGTCACCTAATCAACCTGCTGTTCTTAAAGCTGATTCTTCTTTTACAACTTTGTGGGCATATTACTTAAATGACCCCGGAGGTGATTTTTTTAGAACTTCAGGCTCTGGGATGATTTTAGACACTACAGATAACAGTATGTTAATAGGAAATTTTTACATTTACAACGCGCCTAGTCGCATGTGTATTGCGAAAATAACAACTTCGGGTTCTTTGTCATGGATTCGTAGTTTAGGTTATAGCACTAGTACAACACGTCCTGCTGTGACAAGTTCTTTATCAATGTTAGGAAATTCGTATTACGCAGCGTTTCTTACAAGTTCTTCAGCATATTTGTTTAAAGGATTAAAAGACGGAACTGGAACAGGAACTGGGGGAAATTACAGTTACAACACTGTTTCTACGACAAGTGGAATGACTTCAATAAGCATAACCCCGTCAAACTTTACAATGTCTTCCACGTCTATAACGCCTACAGTTAGTAATTCAACATCAACAGTATCAATACCGTCAATGACAAGAACGGTTATATAAGAGGGGTCAATATGTACGCAAAAATCAAAGATGATCAAATCGTGCAGTTCCCTTACTCGTTCGGGGAGCTACAGGCCGATAACCCGTGGACTAATTACGGGTCAAACACTGACTTCGTAACAATCTTCCCAGATACCGAGGAAGCCACCCTGCGTGGTCATGTGCTTGTGCCGGTAACCGATGCCCCTGCGCCAGACCATAACCAAAGAACTCAGCGGATTGAGCAGCTTACGCCCATCAAAGTCAACGGTGAATGGGTTCGGGAATGGCGCGTTGTTGACAAGACGCAAGAAGAAATGGCGCAAGAAGCAACCTTTCAAGCGCAAGGTGTTCGCGCTCAACGCACTCAAAAGCTCAAAGATTCCGACTGGACGCAGGTAGCTGATGCGCCAGTTGACCAAGCTGCATGGGCAGCTTACCGTCAAGCCCTGCGTGATGTACCTTCTCAAGCGGGTTTCCCTTGGGACGTTCAATGGCCTGTTGAACCCTAAACATGGACGACAAAACCCACGAGTTAGCGGTTATCAAAGCGCAAGCTAAGATCCGGCTTGAAGAGCTTAAAGCACAAGATTCGGCCAAAGAAGTAGCAGGTAAAGCCATTGGTGAAGACGGCTTACTGTATATCTTCCTAATCGTGCTTGTGGGTGTTGGCGCATCGTTATTCCTTGATGGTGAAAAGATTGCCGCTGTTATGGGCTTACTTGGCGCTTCACTTACTGCACTTATTCAGATGCTAAACGGTATTGCTGGCACCGCACCGAAGCAGGAGAAGCCTGAGTTTGAAGTGATTAAAGACTTGATTCATCGTCTTGACAAGCTGGACCGTGCCGAGCAACCCATGCACGTTGATGTTGAGGGCAGCAAGGTAACGGTTAAGAAGGGTGCCGACATCGTAACGGCTAAGGGGTAATCATGTTTGAGCTACTTGGCGGCGGTCTTTTAGGGTCCATATTTGGCGGTTTATTCAGGCTTGCACCTGAAATATTGAAGTTTATGGACAAGAAGAACGAGCGCCAGCACGAGCTATCTATGTTCCAACTCCAGACTGACCTCGAAAAAATGAGGGGTGAGTTCCGTATGGAGGAGAAGTATGTTGACTACTCTATCCAGCAGATGGACACAATTAAGGAAGCATTTAAGGAACAGGCCCAGACCGCAAAAGAAGCTGGCTGGCTCGCTAGCTTTGTCACTGCTATTACCCGCCCCGGTCTTACTTGGATTGCATTTGGTGTATATGTGGCTGTCAAAGCTGCTGGCCTAACGATTGCTTTTCAAACGAATGCAAACTGGGCTGAGGTCTTGACCAAGTCATATGATGAAGATGACTTCGCTATGCTGAACATGATGCTTACGTTCTGGTTTGTAGGACGGTCTATAGAAAAATACAACAAATCGTGAATGAGGCTAAGAAGCTTTGCAAGGATGTACTGATCAAGCCCTTTGAAGGGCTGGCAAAGCGTTTACCTGATGGACGAGTTCAAGCCTATCCCGACCCCGGAACCAAAGGACACCCTTGGACCATTGGCTGGGGCGCAACCGGACCTAACATCAACCCCGGCACGATTTGGACGATGCAGCAGTGTGAAGATGCGCTGGATCATCATGTGGAGTATTTTCAAAGGGGTTTGTTTAAACTATCCCCAAAGATTCAAGCGGCACTTCCAAGACGCATTGCCGCAGTGACTAGCTGGGTCTACAATTGTGGCTTAGGAAACTATCGGGTTTCCACGTTCAAGAAGCGTATTGATGCGGGGGACTGGGATGGCGCAGCAGACCAATGTATGCTCTGGAATAAAGCTGCTGGCAGAGTTCTTCCCGGACTTACACGCCGTCGTGCAGCAGAAGCTGCCTTAATGAGGTGAGCAATGCCACTCAAAAAACTGCTGTTGAAGCCGGGAGTAAATAAAGAAAACACCCGATACACCAATGAAAATGGTTGGTACGTATCGGACAAAGTGCGTTTTCGTCAAGGCACTCCTGAAAAAATTGGTGGGTGGCAGCGTATCTCTAGCAACACGTTTTTAGGTGTTTGCCGTAGCTTGTGGAATTGGGTAACGCTTAGTGCACAAAATTTAATGGGGGTTGGTACTAACTTAAAGTATTACATTGAGCGCGATGGAACCTACAACGATATAACGCCTATCCGTGAAACAGTTACTTTAACCAACCCATTCACTGCAACAAATGGAAGTTCGACAATTACTGTCTCAGATACAAGCCACGGCTGTATAACAGGAGATTTTGTAACTTTTAGTGGAGCTGGCGTTACAGGGCTTGGCGGAAATGTAACCGCAACAGTGCTTAAACAAGAGTTTCAAGTTACTGTGTTAGACGCAAACACATATACAATTTCTGTTGCTCCTGTTGTTGCTGATGCTACGGATGCTTCAGGTTCTCCCGGTGGCGGCACTGTTACTGCGGCGTATCAGAT